TAATGTTCATCGATTTCTTTTTGTTGTAAAATCCCTTCATCACGTACACTTAAATTAGATACCTTGGCACGCAATGTGTCGCCTGTTCCATTTCCACCGAGATTCTTATATGCTTCAAACAGATAATCAAAGTTGTTCAGCTCCCCAACGGTGACGTACCCACGCTTGATGTATTCATCTGCTTTATTCCATATTTGATTGTGAAGTGATGCCTTCTCGGCTTTAACGATTTTCTGGCTTCTGACTTCAGCCATCGCCTGATAATCCTCTACATTTTTTAGGCGTTT